CCGTAGGCAGAGTACGTGTCATCACGACCATCAAGATAAAAGACTGCGGCTAGCACACGGCCATCAGCCACGTTACGTTCCAGTTGGGTAATTTTCCAGGTAAGTTGAGCGGACATAATCAGTTAATCATTCAGTGGGAAGAAGGGGACGACCAGCGGCAACAGAAGCCTCAAACGGAGTAAGATCCTCAGTAGTCCACCAATCTTTTGCAAGCATCAGTTCAAGATGCTCAACATTGCGACGAAGAGTATCAACCTCTTCCTCAGTACGGGTATCTTGTGCGACAAGAGCATCGACAAGAGTCACGCTATCAAGAGACGCACGGTAGTAAAATGCTACGTCTTCAGCGGTGTATTCAGGAGTTTCAGGCATTTTGATTAGTAATTAAGGTTTGATGGGCCAAACAGGGTTGGCAGGGTCAGCAGTGTTTGCTGGCAGGTCGCGTAGTGCTTGACGGTATGCCCTCATTTCATCGGTGAGGGTTGCGTCAGCAAGGGCGAGATAGTCGGTTTCAGCAAGGAGTTGGTTGCGGAGTTGGCGGAGATCATGCAGAAGAAGACCTGGAAGCACATCACGAGCAAAGGTTTCTTTAGCTGCAATTTCTTCAGCTGTAAGTTCAACAACAGCTGTATCGCCTGTTTGTAAATTTACTACTTTTTTATTCATGACTAAGCCTCCGTAAAGGTGTAAATTCGGATCCAACCATTATCAAAAGTGGCACTTCCAATGTCAAATTTAAGCTTAGTAAGCGTTCCGCCTACTGTTACGCGACCACCCGAAATCTTCCTGTTATCGGCTGATCCTTGAAGGTTACCGTTCAACACCCAAGAGTTGCCGTCAACGTTCATTAACTCAACAACACCGCTGTAATGCTCACCAGCCGCACCGCCACCCATTAAATCAAACGCAGATGTTAGCTGTGATCCAGTGGAAAAAGATGAACCACCCATTGATTTTGCCCAAGCAACGTATCCGCTTGTTGTGTATCCTCCTGAGTGACCAAGTTCTAAAGTCAAGCGATCATTAGCATTTGCGCTAAGTCTGTCAATTGCAAATATAATTCTGCGCACAGTAGAACCAATTCCTGTAAATTCAACATCTGTTAAGGTATTTAATGCTACAGCGCTTGATGTTGCAATAGTTGCACCAGCAGGAGTCGCCCAATAACCTTCACCGCTAGAATCAGCGGTCAGGACTTGACCAGTAGTAGGCGTTCCACCGTTATCCTTGAGAACAAAGTCAATACCGGGAACGCGGAATTTGGTAATAGAGCTATTACCAATAGTTACTTCGTTAGAGACGGTTGAAGAACTAGCAGTTGCTTGGTAACCAAGAGCAAGGTTATTAGTACCACTAGTAATATTGTTACCCGCTTCATAACCTAATGCAGTGTTATAATTAGCATCAACACCGTAAAGAGCGTCAAAACCAACAGCGGTATTATATTCGCCAGTAGTATTAGAATAAAGTGCTCGGAAACCAATGCCGGTATTTCTAGCACCAACGGTATTTGACTCTAATGCGTATTTGCCAATTGCAACGTTGTTAGAGCCAGAGGTATTTGAGAATAGTGCAAAATTTCCAGCTGCTACATTACTACCACCAGTTGTGACACTGTACATAGAGGCGTAACCAATAGCAATGTTCTCACCGCCAGTACTACTAGAAGTAGGTCCTCGTAATGCCCAATAACCTATGCCTACATTGGAGCTGCCAGTATTGTTTAGACCTGCAAAACTGCCAATGTGAACTGAGTTGTTTCCATTTGTAATAGAACGACCAGCAGAATTGCCAATTAGTACATTGTCACTGCCACTACCAAGGTTTAGACCTGCACCATAACCAATGCTAACTACGCCGCCTCCTGATGGACTGCTTGGCAGTACAGCACCTAATGCAAGACTTGATGTTGCCCAAGTTTTACCGTCACTCAAACCGTCAATACTAGTAGCACCACCATCTGCCCAATAACCTTCACCTGAGGAGTCTGCGGTGAGAACCTGACCAGTGGTCGGTGTACCGCCGTTGTCCTTAAGGATAAAGTTAATACCAGGAACACGGAACTTGGTAATGGAGGTATTGCCAAGAGTAATTTCGTTGGAAACAGTAGTAGAACTTGCCGCCGCACCATGACCAGCCACCAAATTATTGGCGCCTGTAGTCACGCCACCAGCATAGGAACCTAGAATTACGTTTTCGGTGCCAGTGGTAATGCCAACACCAGCGTTACGACCAAAGGCGCTATTGTGGCTAGAATTCTGTGCAACTGCAAGTGAAAAATTGCCTACGCCAGTGTTACCTGAGCCAGTTCCAACTTGCTTGCAAGATTCTTGACCAATACCAATGTTGTAAGCACCACTAGTCGGGTACATTGCTTGATAACCCAGGCCAATGTTGCTACTACCAGTGCAGACACCTTTAAAGGTTTCCACCCCCAAACCGATGTTATAACTACCGGTTGAGTTACTGTTACCTGCCGAATGACCAAGAATAACGTTAGCACCGCCACTAGATCCAGACGTAGCGCCAGTACCCATATTGATGTTCAAGCTGCCAGTAGTAACACCAGCGCCAGCGTTATAACCAATATGAACATTTTGAATACCGGTAGTTAACCCGTTCCCTGCAGTATAACCTAAGGCGATATTATAACCACCGGTAATATTATTGCTACCAGCTTGGTAGCCAAGTATGAGACCATAACTACCATTACCCGCAGAACTCTGGTAACCTAATACGGTTGTTCCTTGTGCAGTAGTAGTACCAATACCAGCATTTAAACCAATGATAGTGTTATGAATACCTGTAGTAAGGTTGTAACCAGCTCGGTAACCTAGATATGTGTTATTACTACCGCTAGTAGTAGCGAAACCTGCACTGTGACCAACAGCAGTATTATTTGGACCACTGCCGGTATAAAGAGCGTTATAACCAATAGCAGTTACATTACTGCTTCCGCCAGCTCGACCTGCATACCCTCCAACTAAGGTGCAACTCGCCCCTTCAGTTTTAGCTCTACCGGCGTTATAACCAATAACAACGTTACCAGCACCATTACCATTCCAAGATCGCGCCGCGTTGTTTCCAATAAAAATCTGGTCACCATATTGGTTGGTTAAAGGTCCACATTGAGAACCAATAGCAATACTGTTACCTCCAGTACCGACTCCTGCTTCACGGCCTATACAAATACTGCCATTTCCTATGTTTTTATTACGTCCAGCGTCGTAACCTATACAAATACCATATTGTTGATCAGTAATACCTCGCCCTGCATTGAAACCAATACCAATGCTGTAATCAGCACCAGTCGCAGCAGTTAGTGCGGAGCTACCCAACGCAACGTTGTCAACACCATTGGTTAGGCTAGATAGTTCGTTGTTAAGGTTTGATTTAAGGTTACCATTAGCTACAATAGACGTACCGCCAGCAGTACCAGTACTAGCAGCAGTAATCCGACCTTGAGCATCAACCGTAATATTAGCAGTAGTATAGCTACCAGCAGTTACAGCAGTATTAGCCAGTGAAATAGTACCAGAGCTAGTGATAGGACCACCAGTCAATCCAGTACCAGTACCAACGCTAGTTACAGTACCAGTGTTAGCCGTAGCACCAGTTGCAATACCATCAAGTTTAGTCTTATCTGCAGCAGACATGGAGCCAGCAGCAGATGTAGTAGCAGCACTAATAGAAACAGTACGGGTTGAAGTACCTGAAACTGCAATAGGTGCAGTACCAGTTACACTTGAGACAAACGTACCATCAACATAACCCTTTGTAGCTGCATCACCAGTTGCAGACGGTGTAGCCAAGTTAGTAACCTTTTGAGTACCACCAAAGCTAAGGTCACCAGTCATGGTATCACCAGACTTACTGACAAGGTTGCCAGTAGCGGTTACACCACCTTGCCAAGCAGAACCGTTATAAACACGAAGTTCATTAGCGGTAGTGTTAAAGACAAGATCACCAGTGTCAAGGCTAGTCGTAGGATCGCTAGCAGCAATACGGTAACGGTTAGCAAACGTGTTAACGTCAGTGATGTTAGTAGCAACAGTGCTTACATCAGTGTTGTTGTTTGCAACAGCAGTTACATCAGAACTAATACCAGCAACAGTCGTGACGTTACTAGAGATACCAGCAACCGTAGTCACATTGCTAGAGATACCAGCAACAGTAGTGACGTTAGAGCTAATACCTGCAACCGTCGGAATACTAGATGCAACACCTGCAACCGTAGCAACGTTATTAGTTGGACTGATTTGACCAGCAACCGTGTTAACGTTAGCAATATAAGTACCAGTGTTATTAACGTTGGTAATATCGCTTGCAACAGTGTTGACGTTACCAATGCTGCCAGAGACAGTCGTCACATCAGAGATGTTGTTACCGACGTTGTTAACGTTGGTGATGTTAGTTGCAACAGTGTCAATCTCACTAACTGGTTCATTCAGGTCGTTAGCAACCGTGATAACGCTAGCAATGTCCGTAGACACAGTAACCACATCAGAGATGTTGGTAGCAACCGTGTTGATCGGAGTAACGTTAGCTGCAACCGTAGAAACCTCAGTAGCAAGAGGAGTCAGACGATGGAAGTTATACGTGTGAAGCGTAGTAGTCGTTTCAACAATACAACCGTACCCAGCTGCCAGAACAGTCGTTCCACAGTTGTTAATGGTAACAGTGTTAGAACCAGAACCATTAGCAATAGTCACAGTACCACCAGAAGGAGTACGGGACGTGCTAATCTCTTGGATACTAATCAGTGTACCAGCACCATCATTGATGTCAGGGTTAGTAGCTGGGAAGCTGTTCTCATTGTTAATAGGAACAAAACCACCAACATCATCAACAAGATCAACGATACGAGCGTCAATAGCTGCAGTGGTAGCAATAGACAAGTCACTGCTAGACCACGTATCACCGCTGTTGATTGTCTCACCAGTGTCCTGACGGAAGTACAGGTTATCGAGTTGACCACCTTCCAGATCAGACTCAAGCTGATCAACGTATGCCTTGGTAGCAGCATCTTGTGCACTAGTTGGATCAGTTACATCAACGATCTTATTGCTGTTCATAGACAGCGTATCGTTAATAACAACGTTACCAGTAGAGTCGGAGATGTTGTTACC